GTTGGGAAAACATATGAGTAGTGATACATTTGAACTCCATGCTTTTCCCATAAAGTTTCACTATCTAAATGCTTATCTGGTAGCGTTTCGACACCCTCTGGAGCAATGATCGTTGGAGGTCTGTGTGTAAGCCAATTTGCGCCAGGATATACCTTGAAAATGCGTAAAAAATTGTCAGGCATTTGCTCGAAACCACCAATGTAATGGTCGAACCCACCGTAGAACGAACAGCTTCTCACGCCCACAGAAGTGTACTTTTCTTCCTCTAGAACTTGGACCAACTTTTCAATATCTTCACCCTTAAATATCTCATCAGAATCTAGATTCCAAATATAGTCTATATCGTCTTTGAGGTAAGGCATGTAAGCTCTACATTCTTCATCCTTCTCCTCAAACTGCCCATGTACAATAGTAATCTTATTCTCTGGGTCAGGAAAACTATGAAGAATGTCGTTTGTTTTATCTGTTGAGGTTGTAAATCCTTTATCTTGCCAATATCTAACAGGCCCTTCTGAGATAAGGATCTGCGTAGCGTAAGGGTAGACAGACTCTAAGCACTCTTTAAGCACATAATCACCCTCAAATACAATCATTCCGAAAGCTATTTTTAAAGCCATTTCTTTTTAACCTCCACTAAAGCTGAATAATAATCTTCATACATTCCGTAAACCTCAGGAGTCATAAATACTGCACCATTATAAGTTAAGTGGGCGTATACATTATTGTCAAAGGATATTTGTTTCTCGTCTGGGTTATACCAAAACTGCGAGAAGTGGTTAAAGACCAGTTTCTGCTTCTTGTCTCCCCAACCAATCAAACCCTTTTCCTTGAAATCATCATAAACATACAATCTAAAGTTCCAAGGTGCGCCATGTCCAATGTCATCATCAATAACCTTAACACAGTCTTCACCAAACATAGGAGTAAAAGCCTCTAAGTATTTCTGATCACCCATGATGGAAAGCTCTTTAGGCTCTTTCTTTAGAACAGCATTCTTCCACCATGATAAGATCTCACGACCTTTCTCAGATTTCTTAAACCAAACAACCCCAACATTAAAACCACCATCTCTATGGCCTACAAAGTTATGGCGATGTAACATGATGCCGCAATCCTTGCCTTCGCAGCAATCAATTACGGTTTGTGGATCATCATAAAAGTAAATGTCTGAATCCATATAGAAAATACTATCAAACTCTAAGGAGTTTAGTAGGTAGTCGCTGAAGTAAGAAGCTAACGTAAAGATATAATCTTTTCTATCACGATTACCTTTAGCCTCTTTTAAGTCTTCGTTTTCTTCAAGATCCTCGACTCGATACACAAACAGAAAGGGGAGATCTAGTTGTAAAAGTCTCTTGTATGTCTCATCGTCCAAGCACAAGTAATGCAATGCAAAAGGTGTTCGGTCTTCTCTCTTGTACAAAGAGTCGTACAGGGCTAAACCCCTATCAAGATAATTTACATCAGATAAAGTACAATAACTATTCATCTGTTACACCATCCCATTCATACTTATTCATTAACTGACTAGGCTCAGAAGGATTATACGGTGTTATGCCTTTAGACAAATACCAAAGCATAAACAACCTCTCCATGAAGTATCCAGTAGCCTTATTATTACTGACAGTTCCGTATACTGGCTGGATGTTATAGTAATGCGTCACCTCAATATTCTCTAGACTCCACTTAACCATAGGCCAAGAGAAAGACATAAAGTCGTTAAACAAATCTTTGTTCATAACCCAATAGTTGGCGTAAAACCCTCTAGTGGTTTTATCCCAATCATCAGGCACAGTATGACCAAACTTTTTAAACATAAACTCAATGTAATCACCTAAGCCTGGATGACATAAATCAGCTTGCCTCTTAAGCGAAATGGGTATTGCAAATGCACCATCTTCGGGAAGATTTTCAACATTCAAGCCGTGATCCTCTACCATCTTAGGTGAGGGTTTTCTTGTAACTGCAAAACAATCGTACTCTCCCCACCCAACGATCTCATGTTCTTTAAGCAAACCTCGAATCTCATCTTTAGATTGAAAGATGTGTGGGAATTTATCAAGCTGCCTATAAGAGGTTGTTCCAATCCAACTATCGGAATCATGTCCTGGATTTCTCCAATGCCACAAAAAGCAAGCATACTCAGTCAGTTGCATCCTTGTCTTAGGATCAACTAGTTCAGGACAGTTCAAAGTTAATAACTTGTTTACATCCCGCTCCAGGCCGAAACCCTGATATGGCTCGGTCTTAAATAAGTCCTTCTTATACTCACTCTTCGGATAACACTGGAAAATCATACTTCTCGGGGCTCCCTTCCCCTAGTAGGTTGCACATTTTTTCATGAAGTTCTTTAGCCCCTCTTAGGTCAGCAGCATCTCGGTATAACTCCAGTCGAGACTTGGCAACTTTATTTAAATCAAAATAAGTCTCTGTAAGCTCATGTAGGTTTTGGCCCATCTCCAATCTATGCTTTGGATCTCTGATTACTTTAGTCAGAGTATTAACCCAGTCTTTTGGAGGAGCATTAACATCAATCAAATAACCTGTCTTGCCGTTTGTAATTGTTTCGTCGTAGCAGCCTACGTTTGATGCAACCAACGGAACTTTGTAGCGACCACACTCGGCCACTTTAATTTCAGACTTTGAGTCGTTAAATGCATTCATTTGAAGAGGCGCAATGGCAACATCTATGTGTGCAAAGATTGCCCCATAAGTGTCAGTCGATAGTGCGTCATGAACAAACCAATTCTTAGCTCCCTTAAAACCTTTAAGCAAAATCCTTTGATAGTTTTTCCACACATCGTACTGCCAATCGTCTTCTTGATGGTCAGGTGTTTTAGGTGGGCGACCAAAGAAATGCCATTCAACATTTTCTATACCAACTCTCTGGTTGACGAAGTGAGGTACTCCTGCGAACTCTTTAACGTCTTCCTCATGATGGATTCCTCCTGCCCAACCAACCCTTACTGTTCTTTTTCTTCTAGGCTTAGACTTTGGAACATTCCAGCAAGGTAGATTATAATCAATAGCGTTCTTAATAACAGCAAGAACTCCACCACAATACTCTTGAATCCTGGCGGCAAACTTTCTTTGAGTTACTGTTACAAGATCAGAGTTCTGATAAATAAATTTGGTGATATCAGATAAGCCTCGTTCTTCATAAACTTTCTTTAATCTATGCCCATCATATAAATCGGTCAATAAATCATCAGTATCAAAGTGAACGAACTTGCCAAACTCTTTTGCTTTTCCAACTATCCTAGCGGTATAAGGCCCACCGTAATTGCATATGTTTTGGGTCATGATTACATCAGCCCATTTCATATTTTCAAAATCAAACTCTGTGTCCCACTCACCCTTCTCGACATCTAAGCCCAAAGGGTTTTTATCAAACCTAAGTTCAATTAACTCTGGGAATTGCTCCGCTAACTTGGCAAAAGGTGACCAAGCCCTGTAGTAACTACACCCGCCATCATTTGCGGGACAACATAAAATCTTTAGTTTTTCCATAGATAAAAAATATGAGGAGCGGTTAAGCTCCCCATATTATAGATCCTGCTTTTTACTTCTTATGCTTTTTTTGCAGGTTTTGCAGCCTCTACTTTCTTGGTCGCAACTTCATCAGCATTAGTGGCTTTTGTTGCGTCCGAGGAGTGGGCTAACCCAAGACCAGAACCAAGAGACTTAATAGCGTCCCCAAACTCCATGTTCTTGTTCATGGGTACAATAGCAGTAACCATGTTGGTGTAGTGTTGCCTTTTTCTTGGGCTGAAGATGGAGCATCCACCCTCCCAAGCAGCAAGACTAGGAAGGAACCCCTTTAGTAGGGTCCAAATGTTGTCGAGAAATCCTCCAGGAGATTCGGTTGTACCTTCTCCCATAAAGCCCTCAATCATAGAACAGGACATAAGACCCGTTCCAAACAGAACCGCAAGAGCGGCAGGTAAAATAATATTTTTCATGATTGTAATCTTTCCATGTAATCATCGTCACCAACCTCTGTAGTAGAACGGTTGATGTCACCAGCAGACCTTTCAACCGCTGCAAAAGGGTTGATGCTTTCAGAGATCTGCTTAAGCTCCTCATAATCTTCCAGCTTCACAAGAGACTGGATGTCGTGAAGAGTATCCATCCAACCAGCAACCTCTGCTCCAGTACCCGCAGGGGTAGACTTGGGACGGGGTGCTGACTGATCATACTTAGGCCATTGTCCTTCCATGATTTTGATAATCTTGAAGTCGTGACCCTCTTCCACATCAGTAATGTCCCCATAATCAGGGTCAACCATTGCGGCAATAATTTTCTTGAACAAGATAATACCAACAGAGAGAATCTTAACCTCTCCCGTGTTGCGATCAACTACATTCATGTAATAACGATCCCTACCCTTAATCTGACGCGCAAGGGTTTCATCCTTTGTAGGCTCCTTCCATAGCGAGTAGTAAAGGTTGCAGATAGGGCACTGCTCTCCATGCACTTGACGGCAATGAATATTCTTGGTTGTGCCGTCCTGCATGGGAACCCTATGCAATTTTGTCATTGCATAGAAGTCTTGGGTATCCTCCTTGGGAGGTAAGATTCGCACAGAATTTGTGCCATCCTCAATCTTCAGGAATGTATCGGACATTCCTCCACCACCTGTGCCTTTTCCTGAAAGGTTTGCGTGGATTTCTTTAATTTTGTCTAGGTCAATAGCCATGTGTAAACTCCTTTGTAGTTAGTTAAGCTGTGAGTAGTATTATAGGCAACAACGCCCATTTTTTTAAGTGTAAATATTTTTTTCTGCTCTCATGTTTGCAGAAAGTTGAACGAGAAGGTCTTTCTTCTGGCCTAATGACTGAACTAAGCTCCTAAGCATATTATACTTCAAAGTTAACTCATTCACCTCAAGGCCAATGCGCCCGTACTCGTCCTGGGAAAGAACATAATCATCCAAGTCCTTTGCAGTTGGTTTCTTGGCGAGTCCTGTACCCTCTTCTGTTCTTTCTTTTCTTGTCTTAGCCATATACATCGTTAACTCTAAGTTCTTATCATCCAACTTCTTCTTGCACAGGTCCTGCATAGCTGAATAATACGAGTAATGGCTCGCATGGCGAGATAACTCTACGTCCATGTTTGTTCTATCAATCTTAGTAATACTTTGACAGATCTCATTATATGTATCCATGTCAAGGTGATTGATAACCTGATTTATATCTAGTTTAGGCATAATAGCTCCTTGGCTAGTTCGGGGTTGAGCCGAGCGAACATCATGATTGCTCGGGATACTGTTATAGTCACACGTTCATTAGAAGCGTAAACATATTCCTCATCTTCTCCTTCACCTTCTCCTCCCATGCCGCAAAGCTCTAAATAGCCATGACATATCTCATGAAAAAGAGTCTCACGGGCAGGTGAGTCCTCAATTTTTTCTTCTAGATGAATCTCATAAGTGTCAAAGTCGCAAGTGCCCCAGCAGTTCTGGGAACCAGACTTTAAGCCTTTCTTAAATACGATCTTAAATAGAGCCCAACCTACATCAACTGTTTGGAGATTAGGGTTAGCCTTGATGGTTTCGTATATGTGATTAGTCTTCTGTTTCATATGGATCAGCCTCTGTCATGGTTAGGGTGCTATAGTCTATGGAAATAGGAACCACAAACCTCTGCTTTCCGTTTCTAGACTTCATAACGTAGCATCTCATCTGACTGTCATCAAACTCTTCTTCAGTTTGATTTAGAGAGATAGCATAATCACAAGTCCTAATCTTTCCATACGCATCTGCCAACTCAGCATCGGTAATTAGCTTTACTGACCTACCCTGCCTATTGGTTTGAGTAGCAGTCCAAACGAGAACGTCACACTCCACAGCAATGCCTCTAAGCTCCTCTGAGATTCTTTGTTGCGCTTGGTACTCTGCAAGACCATCTCTGGTAGGACGCAGCAGTTCTAGGTAATCAATAAGAACAACATCAGGTTTAAAGTCTTCATAGTTCTGAAGCTGGACCAACAAAGATCTAATATCATTAATATTGGCTAAACCAGTAGGGAACTCTTTGATCATCAGTTGACCGCCAGGAAACTTGTCACCAAAAAGAGCAAGCCTCTTTTGTAGCATGGAAAGACTATCTTTTAGTTTCTTTTGAGGGATCAACGTCATGACAGAATCGAATCTTGCAGCAATTCTATCCTCGCTCATCTCCAAACTAATGTAAAGAACCTTTTTATTGTTCATCAAAGCTTGGACACCCTGATTAACCAAGTACAGGGACTTACCAACTCCAGGAGGAGCAACGACCATTGCTAGTTCCTTGTTTCCTAAGCCTCCTTCCAACTCTTTAGACAAGGTATCGAACACAGTAGCGTGACGATTCCCTTTATTGTCCTTTAAGCTTCTCTCAAATCTAGCAAGCACATCCTTGAAGTAGGAGTGCCCTAAATCGACGTTTCTGTTAATGCATAGTGCTTCTCGAACGAGGTGCTCAATTTCACCCATGCGATCATCTTTCAAAAGGCTTATGCTGCTTGTGATAGCCTCTCGCATAGCAGACTTTTGAGCAAACTTCTCTATGATATCTAAGAAGAATTCAGTATGTCCGATACAAGAAGCGTCCATCGAGTTAACCCGATGAAGCTCATCATCATAATCAGAAAGATCTTCTTTAGAGCCCTTATGGTCTTTTACGCACTCCAGAAGGTGAAGGTCTTTGGGGATATCTTTGTACTCTTCATAGTAATTGCTGATCGCCTGATAAATATTTGAGTGAATAGGATACTCAAAATACTCAGGACGAACTAAGGAGCTAATCTGAAGATAAAAGTCTCGGCTGTACTTGGAAAGGTAAAGTATGCCGCGCTGGATATCGTCGCTAAAATCGTATTTCATTATTGAGGCTTTCGTTCGATGGTTTCTTTTATGTCAATGTTCCTATCATTATAGACTGCCTCTGTCAATTTCTTCGCGTTATTTTTCGCTTCTTGTGCCTCATTCTCACTTCTTTGTCTTACTAGCCCTTTCTTCCTGAAAGCATCAATGTTTGGTTCATATCGTTTGTAGTTTTTCCAACCTGTTTCTATGGATCTTTTAGAAGCTTTGATTGCAGTATCATAAAACTCTTCAGCGGTATCCTTATCCATACCTTTATCGTACCTGTCCCTTAATCTTACTCTATTGGTATGACAATCACCCTTCATCCTAAAAGTAGTAACGGATGCCCAGTTTCTACCTCTAGACTCTCCGCATTCAGGGCATTCTGTTTCCTTGGGGGCTTTCCCTAAAGGATGCTCCTGCTCCCATACGAGTTCACACTCGTTACATATCCAATCGTAAAATGTCATCCGTGGGCCTCCGAAAGTTCTGCATTAATAATTGTCCATTTCTCCTGTGCCTCTCCGTCACATCGAATTGCATCTACAGGGCACTCAGGCTCACAAGCTCCACAATCAATACACTCATCAGCATGAATAAACATGGGAAGATTTGCGAACTTTTCTTGAGGCTCCACCTCGTAAATGCAGTCCACAGGACAAACATCTACACATGCTGTATCTTTTTCTGCCACACAGGGCTCATGAATTACAAACGTCATACTTTTTCCTTCCATCGGACCAAGATCTCTTTCTTGTTTCCGTTCTTCATTAAGGCTATCACAGCATGAGTCTGGTCCCAAGGAGCTTTGCTCACATGAGATATATTCTTCCACATACTGTCTACCTTGGCTACGCGCATTTGTTTTACACACGCTCTCTTGCACCTGCTCTGTGCTTCAGAGACTAGTTGGGCTCCTTTAGGGCTGTCTCTCTTGATTCCCTCTTTCTTCATCTTCTTCATCTCTGGAGTGCTATCCATCAACTGCTGCCAGTTCACTACTCCAGGTTGCGTTACCATCCTAGGCTCTTTCACTCCACAGATATTATCTGCTGGTGTTGCAATCCAACCTGAATCTAATTCACTAACCATGAAGGTGTTGTGAATGAGGGGAGGGAAGCATCCCAAGCTGAGTCCTAATGCTAATACTAACCTAACCACTTGATCAAACCTATTAGGAGGGCACTACCAAGAATAATACACGCTACGGCTTCAAAAATTATAACCGCTGTTACATCATCATTTCTACGCATTAGCAATCTCCTCCAGCAAGAGAGCAAGCGTCACCTGATTGAATAGAGGCAGTTTTTTCTTCATTGTTCATGTACTTATCTATGTTACTTGGTGTTAATGCGATAGCTTGAAGAGGTTCTCCCTCTTTGGCTCCTGCTCGGTAAACGGTTAACCCTTTTAAGTATGGAGCATAGTCCAAAGCAACTTGAGAAAAGTCTTCAGGGGTTGAAGTGGATGGAAGATTAATTGTTTTAGAGATACATGAATCAATGTACTTCTGAATGGTTGCCTGAACCTTAATGTGTTCATCTGGTTCGACATCATAGGCTCCAACAAAGTTCTCCAAAGACTTACCAGACTCATGATACTCTTCAAATAAAGGATCTACGACTAACTGCTCCTTCCAAATGTTTGCATGACGATATCTTCTATTGTACATAGCTGCAAAGATAGGCTCAATACCACTACTTACACCGTGCAACATAGAAATAGTTCCGCAAGGAGGGATGGTCAACATTACAGCGTTCCTAATCCCATATCTTTTGATTAACATTCTAATTCTAGCAGGAAGTGTCTTTGCAAACTCCTCACTCAGGTACTTTTTATAATCAAACTCAGGGAAAGGCTTTTTATCTCTAGCTAGGTAAATCGACATTTTGTATGACTCGTCCCTAATTGTAGAGAACAGCCTGTCTAACAATTCTAAACACTTTTCGCTGCCATACTTAATGCCAACTTTAATTAGCATATAATGTAAGCCTGTAACACCTAAACCAATGCGGCGGGAGCGTTCTCCAACCAGCTTACACTCCTCTGTTGGGAAAGTATTTACGGTAAGCACGTTATCCAAAAATCTCACACCAGTTCGAACTGTTCTAGCCAAACGCTTCCAATCAATGTCTGTACCGTCATCAAGCACCATGTTGCTAAGATTCACATTAGCTAAACAGCAATTGCCGTATGAGGGGAGTGAGATTTCACCACAAGGATTCGTTGAGTCCAAGCTTTCAAAATAAGAAACATTAGTGTAGCTATTTGCAAGATCAATATTGTATATCCCTGGGTCACCTGATTCAACAGAGTTCTTCCAGATAATATCCCACAAGTCTCTTGCCTTGATATCTTTTCGACCAATCATCTCAAAGGAATCAGTCCAGTTTTTCTTATGAAAGTTGTTGGCACGGCTTAAAGCATCTTCTTCATCTAAACCTACGACTCGTATGCATTCTCCTCCTGCTCCACCAATTCCAACTTCACCATTGGTGTCCTTCCAATGTCTTACAACTTCATAGGAATGATACTCCTTATTGTTGAAAGAGAAGTACCAATCTTCATCCAATTCAACTGCCTCTAGGAAACGGTTTGTTATGGCTACTGAAATGTTAAAGTTATTAAGCTCACCTTGATCGAGCTTTACATGCAAGAATTCCAGGAGATCAGGATGAGTAACATTAAGAATGCCCATGAGAGCAGTTCTCCTATTCTTTCCTGCACGAACATGTTCACCTACCTCGTTTATCATTTTCAGAACAGAGACAGATCCAGGTGCGGAGTGCTTTACACTTCCAATATGATCTCCTTTAGGTCTAAGTTTAGATACATTAAAACCTACACCCCCACCCGCGCAAGAAATTCTATACATATCTTGAACAGTTTTACCAATGGAATCAACACTATCTTCTGGAATAATAACATAACAATTAAGGAGGTTATGATGCCCACGGTTACGCCCAGCACCAAAGATAATTCTACCCCCTGGGATGAGGTCTCCAGAGCCGACCGCATCGTAAAAGATCTTTTCAATTTTTTCTTTGTCTTCATCTTTCTCCGCTGAGGCCATAACCTTTGCTACGGTCTTGGCTCTTTCGGCCCACTTTGTTTCGCCTGGGTAGGCGTATCGGGCTTCAAAAATCTCTTGCCCTAATTGATTTAAATTTGCTAATGCCATTTTGTTATTTTTGAAACTCCTTTCGATTTAATTATAGACAGACGGGGCGCAGAATGCAGTAGTGTTTTTAAGTATTTGTTATGTGTGATAATGAAGATAAGCTTGTCTTTCTTAATTTCTTGTAGTAAATTATATAAACCGTTAATGCCTTCTTCGTCCAGATTCTCTGCTATCTCATCAAGAAAAAGAATGTTGGTTTGATCTTT